ATTTAACGAACTCCAGCGACTGCTGCTCGATGTTCGAGAAGCTGGACTTTTCCAGATCGCCCACCATGTGCGGAGGTACACGGAAGATCCTCGCTATCTCATTGATTTGGAACTTGCGCGTTTCCAGGAACTGTGCCTGTTCCGGCGAGATGCCGATGGGTTGATACTTCATGCCCTCTTCGAGCACAGCCACGCGGTTGGCGTTTGCGCTGCCCTGGTAGACCGCGTTCCAGCTTTCCTTGACCTTCTGCGGGTCTTTTATCGTGCCGGGATGCTCCAGCACGCCGCCCGGCGCCGCCCCGTTGGCAAAGAACTTCGCCCCGTACTCCTCGCAGGCAATTGCCATGCCGATGGCGTTCTTGGCCATCGCGATAGGGGAATAGCCGATCAGCCCGTCGAATCCGAGTCCGGGGATATGCAGGACGTCGGAGGATTTCAGGCGAACCTGTGTATCCATCAAAGTTGGCGGTTCGTCCGAGGAACGGTTGTAAGTGTAGTAAAGCTCGCCTGTGGCGCTGCGGTCGACGGACATCCGGTTGGGCATCAACGGATACAGGGAAATGACCTCTCCGCGGGCGTTCCGGACAACCTGCGCATAGGCATTGCCCCAGAGCAGCAGGTGCGTCATCAGCGTTTCCCGGAACACGAAGGAAGTCATCTCCGGGTTCGGTTCGTCGTGAAGGATAAAATACAGCGGATGGTTAAGAGCTTTCTCTTTCCCTCCGCTGCCGGTGTATTGGTATAGGTGGATCGGGAGTCCAGCGACCGCCTCTGACAGGATCCTCACGCAAGAATACACGGCGGTCATCTGCATGGCGTTGTGTTCGTTGACTGGTTTCCCGGATGTCGTGCCGCCGAAAAAGAAGCTGTAGTTGCTTCCGGCGGTGCGGTCTTGCGGTTTGTCCCTGGAATGGAATAGGCCTTTGAATCTGCCCATGCGCAATCATCTCCTTAAAAATGGGTGTGAAAAAAGCACCTCCAGAGAGATGCTTTTCCGTTCTATTGAGTTTTCGTTCTGTTCAATCTGCGAAAGTGATAAAATGCTTGACAAATTTGCGCCTTATGAATATTATTATTGTGCTGGGATTAGTTAAAAGTTCTTGTTTTTGAGGTTAATATGAAACATATTCAACGAATAGTTGTTGGGATTGTATGTTCTCTTTTGGTTGTGTTTATGCTGTTTCTAATGTTTTCAAAAGAAAGCGCAAATATCAATCAAGACATAAAGAATGATTCAATATTTCAGCATTACCAATGATTGTGGAAGTGATTTGATGTGAAGATAGATGATAGCTCTATTACTGAATTGGGAAGAATCTCCGCATTCTTACAGGCGATGTTTCTTGTATTTGTCGCAACGATTATGTTTCTTGTTTATGGCATACAGGTTTTATGGTTCTATCAGTTGAGCAGCATGAAACTGATTTTAGCGGGTTCTTTTCTTTTGGCGCCTTGTCTTCTCTCTTTGTTTCTTGGGCTTATAGCAATTATTAAACACAAAGACAGGAATTCTGTCGTTATTTTTTCGGCTATAATCGGTGCGGTTGTTATTCTTTTAATTTTAAGTGTTCTCGCAGGCAGATTATCCGCCTTTTTTATATAATCGGTAAAGCCATGAATTTTATTGTCAAGTATTCAGTGCTTAGCTATTAAATCATCGCTTATAGTACCAGCAATCCTCTCTCGTCATACACCGATGTCCCGTTACCGCTCCCGCAACGTATCGCTCTGTCCAGCGCCATAATAGTTGCAACAGCACCGTCAATTTTTTCGGTGCTTTTTTCTTTGTCCGGTTTGATGTTGCCGGCTGGATCGGTGCGGATATAGATGTTGTCCATCATCCACCGGAGAACCGGGTGGCCGCCATGTGCCAGTTTCTGTTCCAGTGTCAGCTTCATCAGTTCCTTGGTCGGCGGGCTTAAATCCTTAAACCCCTGGCCGAACGGAACGACCGTAAACCCGAGGTTCTCGAGGTTCTGCGTCATCTGCACAGCGCCCCAGCGGTCGAATGCTATCTCCCGGATGTTATACATCTTCCCAAGCTCCTCGATGAAGGTTTCGATGAAGGCGTAGTGCACCACATTTCCTTCCGTGGTCTGCAGGAAACCTTGTCTGTTCCAAAGGTCATAGTTCACATGGTCGCGCCGGACGCGCAGTTCCATGTTATCTTCCGGGATCCAAAAGAACGGCAGTACGATGTATTTATCGTTTTCGTCCATCGGAGGAAAAACGAGCACAAATGCCGTGATGTCCGTCGAGGATGAAAGGTCGAGCCCACCATAACAGACCCGTCCCTCCAGAGATTTCGGGTCGACAGCAAACGCGCATTTGTCCCACTTGTCCATCGGCATCCAGCGGATGGCCTGTTTGACCCACTGGTTCAAACGCAGCTGACGGAAGCTGTTCTCCTCGGCCGGATTCTGCTTGGCTGATTCACAGGCGGCTTTGACTTTGTCGAGACCGACGGTGATACCAAGCGACGGATTTGCCTTTTTCCATACCTTCGGATCCGTCCAGTCCTCTTCGTAAGCCGCGCCGTAAATCACCGGATAGAAGGTCGGGTCATATTTCCGGCCTTCCAGGATGTCCAGCGCCTTCTGGTGTACTTCCCAACAGATGCTGTTCTGGTTATCTCCGGCTGTGGTGATGAGGAAATACAGCGGCTGCATCCTTGCGTCGCCGCTGCCCTTGGTCATGACGTCGTAGAGCTTCCGGTTCGGCTGTGTGTGCAGTTCGTCGAACACAACCCCGTGAGTATTGAAGCCGTGTTTGTTGCCGACGTCGGCCGACAGCACCTGGTAGCTGCTGCTGGTTGGCAGGTAGATAAGCCGCTTCATGGAATCAAGTATTTTCACGCGCTTGGACAGTGCCGGGCACATCCGCACCATATCGGCTGCCACGTTAAACACAATGGATGCCTGGTTGCGGTCGGCAGCGCAGCCGTAGACTTCTGCGCGTTCCTCATGGTCGCCGCAGGTAAGCAGCAGGGCGACAGCGGCCGCCAGCTCACTCTTACCCATTTTCTTTGGGATCTCCACATAGGCGGTATTAAACTGCCGGTAGCCGTTCGGTTTCAGGGTGCCGAAAATATCACGGATGATTTGCTCTTGCCAGTCAATCAGGTCAAAGGGCTTTCCGGCCCAGGTGCCTTTTGTGTGGCAGAGGGCCTGTATAAATGAAACCGCGTAATCCGCGGCAGATTTTTCATAGCTTGAATCCGGTAACCGGAACTGTGTCGGCCGGTATCTTTTCAGTTTTCGCATGGGCGCCGCCTCCTTCTCGTGGTGTTTCATGAGCCTGTTCACGCAAAGCAGGACGGCATTGCCGGAGAACCGGATAAAAAAAGCAGACCCGCCTGTCGGCAAGCCTTCGAATCTCTGCTATGAGCAGGAACAGCCCCCGGCCGGGGGTGCTCCCGTTTGTCCGGCGTTACGGCATTAGCTTGATTCGGGGGTAGTCGCCCTCGAAGCGGACGGTGTAGCGGGTCTCTCCGGCGTCCGGTGCCAGCCTGGCAATCACGCGGATGTCGCCTTCAAACGCCCGGTACGCGCGCAGCAGTTGCGCCCCTTGCGGCAGCTGCTCCTGAACCTGTTCCCATTGCCTGTCGTTCATCCCGTCGGTCTCCTTTCTTTGCCTCAGTTGTACTTTTTCAGAAGTGCTTCGTAAACTTCCCTGGCCGCCTTGTCTGCCGGAAGGATGTCCCAGCCTCTGTCGTAGTTGGCCAGCGTCACCCCGTCCTTGCTGATATGCAGTTTGGAGATGCGGCCTTCCTCAATGCCAAACTGCGAGCCTTCCTCGAAATGCTTGATGCAGAATCGATACCCGTTGACGTCTCCTTTTGTCCACATGTTCGTATCCTCCTTGGTTTTTCTTGTCGTTCCAGCGGCTATCCATCTCGACCATAAGGTCGTGGTCGCGGCTGATGAGTTCTCTTTTCCTTGAAAGGCTTGCTGTCCTTAGTTCGCAGCGGTTGGCAAGCAGTTCGTTTTCGAGTTCTTTGTAAGTCATTGTCTTTGTGCTTTTCATCGTGGTGCGCCCCTTTCGTTTCTGTAGTCACATATTAACTCTAATTTAGAATAATATCCACTCAATTCTGAGCATAAACTACACAAACTTCAGGGTACATACTTGTGTACTATATGGCAAAACTGCCCCCGGTATTAGGAGCAGTTTTCGAGGGTTGTAAGGGGTGGATACCGTCAGCCGAAGCACACCAGCCCATCTCGATGACAGACGACGGTCGTGTGTTCCTCGACGGGTTCGCACAGGCCGGCTTTGGCAATCCAGGAAGTACCGTCGTTCCACAAGGGCCGGAGAATCGGGTCGCCGGTGATGGCATGGAAACCGGTGACTTTGGCAAGGATACCGAAGTTGCGAACGGTCTGGTCGATGCGCAGTTGGTTTGTCATGGGGAAGACCTCCTTAAAATTCTTTGACTGTCCAGCAGCCTTTTTTCCTGGTTTTCAACAGCTGGAAATCTCTGCCTTCTGCTGTAAGGTACCGCTCGTTGAGCAAGCAAACGTTGATGCCTTCTGCTCTTAAGTTCCGGTAGATTTGAACCGCCAGCTGTTCGACCTTGATGGCGAACCCGTACTTGTCCGCCTCGCGTTGTATCCTCTCGAGTATGCTGTTCATTATTCCGCGCTCCTTTTCCCTGCGTTCAGTCCTGCCTGATAGGCGGCTTCCAGCGCTGCGGCGATGCCCCACACGGAGACGTCGTAAAAGTCCAGGCTGTCGGAGTTGCGGGTTTCGAGGGTTTCCATGTCCAGGTGTTCTTTGGCAATCTCTGTAAAAAGTTGGTTTTTGTTTTTCATGTTCGCGCGCCCCTTTCGTTTCTGTAGTCACATATTAACTCTAATTTAGAATAATATCCACTCAATTCTGAGCATAAACTACACAAACTTCAGGGCACATACTTGTGTACTATATGGGCAAAACCGCTCCCGTTTTCAGGAGCGGCTGCCGGTAACAGGAGTGCCTTACCGTTCACCGGTCAGGATGAACCTGGCGTAATCACACTTGTGTTCTTCGATGAAAATGACCAGCTCATAGAACCCGCGCCGGTCGGCCTCGACCTGTACTCTGTTGGTGTCAAACATATTGGTCACTCCGCTGGCTCGAATATCCAGGATTTGCTCGACGATGGTGTCAGTCATCATGGCCATTCCCTCCGCAGTCCGGAAGGTAGGCGGTGTACCTGGCGTAGTCGTAGCCTTCGGATTCCACGAGGATACCCTCGCTGCCGCCATTGGCTTTGACCAGGATGCAGTGCCACACCCCGTCGGCATCCACGTACATCTTATCAAGGTGCTCCTTGATGATTGCGCTGTCCACCAGCAGGTATTCCGAGAAGGCGAGGTAGTCGTTCGCCGGAAGCTCAATGACCTTCTCGATTACATATTCGCACTTGGGTTCTTCTCTGCCGGCGCGTTCCTTGACCTCTTCGATGTCGATTGATTTCCTTGTAAATACAGCCTTGCTCATTTCCGTACCGTTACCTTTCTGTTAAAACCCCAGCCTGAAAAGCCGGGATAATTCGTCGATGGTGATGGTTCTGTCCTTGCGTTCAAGAATCTCGTTTGCCCAGACGGACAAGCGCGGTACCTGGCATCCGCTAATCTCTCTTAAAAATGACCGGATATTTCTGTCCTGCTTGGTGAAGGTTTCGTTGTTCTTTTCCATGGTGCAGCCCTCTTTCTTTAATTCTGTAGTCACATATTAACTCTGAAGGGCTGATATATCCACTCATTTCTAAGCATATATGTACCAAACTTCAGGCTGCGAATTTGTGTACTATATACCTTGTTTTATCTCGCTTTCTCCTTGATGCTGAAAGCGGATTTGTACAGGGTTTCTTTCCGAAATCCGGCCTCTTCATATCCCCGCGCGATGGTGTCCAGATAATAGCGGCTTGGGCTGCCGGCCGCGCGTCCTTCGTTCATCACATAAGCCATCGCCTGGATAGTTCCGCTGTCCGTCTCGGCTTCAATGGTTTCCTTGCGGTACAGGAAAGGATATCCTTCGTACCGGTCAAGCGCTGCCTCATCAGCCGCTTCAATCGTCCAGAGCACCACCGGAACGCGGCTACCTTTTTTCTTTTCAATGGTGGCTACGGCGATGTTCCAGCCGCCGCGGAACACCAGTTCATAATCCTTGAGGTAACCGATATCGAAAGCCTTCGCTGTCGGACACCTGTCCGCCATTTGAACCAGGTTCATGTTGCTTCCGTAAGCGGCGTAGATTTTTTCAGTCATCATATCTTTGTCCTTTCGTTTATCTCTCCGCACAGGGGCTCGTGTTGCCCTTGTGAGCCCCTGCGCGCTTGTCGTTAATTGTCAGGCCGCTGTGTGAAATCGCCAGGCGGCCGAACCGCTTAATGCTTTCGTTAAGTGCTCTCTGCAGTTTTTGAACTCGTCGCCAATCAAGCCGACTCGGTTCAGGTAGGTTCTCATCGCGAACTTCTCGTTCTCGGTTTGCGGCTTTCTGGCGCTTGCGCTTTTCTGCGTGAGCGCTTGGTGGTTCAGCCCGAGGGCAAGGACAATGTAGCTTCTGACCTTTCCGGCATGCAGCTCGCTGTTGAAGCCCCTGAGCTCCACCGTGTGGCAGCCGTTGAAAAAGCTGTGCAGGTTCAGGAAATGGTAGCGGCTGTCGTGGTAGTGCGCGCTGCGGCTTTCGCGGTAACCTTCGTACCAGAGGTCTTCGATGGCTCTCATGGTGTTCGGCTTTCTGCGGTTCATCTTTTCAACCAACAGGCTGTCCATCTTTTTGCAGAAGCGCATCCTGCCTTGCTCAATCTCAAGGGCCTTGTAAAAAAGGTCGTTCTTGCTGGCGACGATGTTGATAAAGTTCCGGATGCTTCTC